TTTAATACTAAAGAAGTGGATACTAAAAAGCAACCAATGTTTTTTGGTGCTCCTCTAGGAGTTCAAAGATATGACTCATATAAGTATCCAGTTTTTGATAAATTAACCCAACAACAATTAAGTTATTTTTGGAGACCCGAAGAAATCTCACTTCAAAAAGATCGCGGAGATTATCAAACTCTCCGTTCAGAACAGAAGCATATTTTTACTTCTAATTTGAAGTATCAGATTATGCTTGATTCTATTCAAGGTCGTGGTCCCGGTATGGCATTTTTACCATATTGTTCGCTTCCTGAACTAGAGGCATGTATGACTGTGTGGGAATTTATGGAGATGATCCATAGTCGCTCATACACTTATATTATCAAAAATATCTATTCAGATCCTTGCGAAATTTTTGATACAATTATTCATGATGAGCGTATTCTAGAACGCGCCGCAAGTATTACTGAATCTTATGATGAATTTATTCAATCAGCACAAAGTTATGGTACTTCTGAATCTTGGAAGCACAGACTTGAAGGAGTTAATTACGCAAAGGAGAATCTCAACGATGTTAAAAGAAAACTTTACCGAGCAGTCGCAAACGTTAATATTCTTGAAGGTATTCGCTTCTACGTTAGTTTTGCTTGCAGTTTCGCCTTTGGTGAACTCAAACTTATGGAAGGATCTGCGAAAATCATATCACTCATCGCAAGAGATGAATCACAACATTTAGCACTCACACAAAACATTCTAAACAAATGGAAAGAGGGTGATGATCCTGAAATGCAACAGATTGCAAAAGAAGAAGAGGAGTGGGTTTATGCGATGTTTGATCGTGCGGTAAATGAAGAAAAGAAGTGGGCAGACTATCTGTTCAAAGATGGGTCTATGATTGGTCTTAATGATAAACTTCTTCAGAGATATGTTGAATGGATTGCAAATCGCCGTATGAAAGCAATTGGCCTCAAACCAGTTTATGATATTCCTGCGAATAATAATCCACTTCCTTGGACTTCTCACTGGTTGAATTCGAAAGGTCTTCAGGTGGCCCCTCAGGAAGTGGAAGTTGAAGCATATTTGATTGGTGGAATCAAACAGGATGTTAAGACAGATACATTTAGTGGATTTAAACTTTAATGTATTGGGAGTTTCTAACTCCCTTTTTTTATAAATAAATATAAATTGTAAGACTTTAAAATTAAAATGACCTCTTTCAACATTTACGAAGCATACGCTGCTGTTTATAATGAAGACCTTAGAGAAGATATTCTTTCTGTTGATGAAGAATTTGAATTCATTGATGGGTTGAGTGATAATGAACTTGATGAAGTAATGGAAGAAATTATTTCAGAAGGAACCGATATTTCTGAATGTTTTGAAGTATTTGATGAAATTATTTCGGAAGCAAAAGTAACTATTGGTGCTGGTTCAGGTGGAGAAGGAGTTGAACCTAGAACAGTAAAATATGGTTCTGCCAAAGTTACCTCAGGAAGAGGTTCTGTAATGGCAGCAAAAGAAAGGCAATCTGCAAGAAAAGCATCAAGAAGAGCAGAAAGAGTAGAAAGAATCAAATCTTCTGTAAAAAGAGCAGCAGAAAAGGTAAAAACAAAAGCTGCTGGTGTAGTATCTGCTGCTGCTGGTGGTGCTGCTGAAGCAGGTAGATCTGCTAAAGGTGCTGCTAGTGCAGCTAAGAACAAAGTAACTGGAAAACTTGCTGCAGCAAAGGAAAGAATTAAAGGTGCTGTTAAATCTGGTAGAAGTGCCGTTGCTGGTGGTCTTCGCAAAGCAGCATCAAAAATTGAACCAAAAGAAACCGAGAAAAAAGGTAAGGAAATAAAAGATGCTGCTAAAGAAAGAATTTCCACAATTCGCCCAAATCTAGGTGTAGGAAGAAAAGAACGTGTATCTTCCGCTGGAATTAGATCAACTGGTGGACCAATAGGTCGTTCGGGGAGTCAAGGTAGAGCACTTCCTCCTGTAGGAAAAACAAAATCTGGAAAGACTTTAACATCTTCTCAGAGATCTACTCAAACTTCAGCACAGAATAGAAGACTTTCATCAAGACTTGGTGAAAATTTTGATCTTCTTGCTGGAATAATTCTTGAGGATTTAATCAACGAAGGTTATGCAGAAACCTTTGAAGAAGCACTTTATGTTCTTGAATCAATGTCTGATTATGCTGTAGGTGATATTGCAGAATCTTATCTTGCAGAAGAAGTTGAAACTGTTGATCTGTATGATGTAGTTCTAGAGCACCTACTTGATGAAGGTTATGCGGATACCGAAGATGAAGCTTCTGTAATCATGGCAAATATGAGTGAGGAGTGGAGAGATGAAATTCTTGAAACCAAACTTGATCCAAGAGGTCGCCCCGCTTCTGGTCCAATGAATGCATATTCCAAACCAAAATCAAAACCAGACCAAGCACATTTAGATGCTATCAAATCATATGAAGAGAAGCAGAAAAAGAAAACTCCAGAGCAAAAAGCAGCGGAACTAAAGGCTTACAGAGAAAGACAAGAAAATAGATGAGTTAAATATTAAATTATAAGTGAGGGTCTTTATGACCCTCTTTTTTATTCTATTAATAAACTTTTTTCAACAATACTATAAAGGTTTCCAACTTCACTACTAAAAAATTTACCTTCCACATTCGTATTGTAGTAATCTTCTCTTAAGATTACATCTCTTTTAAATTGTTCCATAGTCTCGTAAAAACTCATAGATTTCTTATGAGGGCAAAGATATAATATTTCTCTTAAGAATTTATCTTCTCCTAATACTTTTACATCTGAGATTAATTCATCGCAAGATCCGTAATATTTTTGCCATTCACTTTCTTTGGTTTTTCTTCTTCCTGTTTTACGATCTTTTTGGCGAGTCCAGAAGTGTTTTTTGCCAATATATTTCTTATTGTTCACCAGATTTGTAATTAGATATACAAACCCTTCCATACCTTTAGGAACTTCTACAAAATCTATATTATTATACTTCCAAGTCATTCTATAAGCATCACTAATAAGACTATGTATGCTATGAGTTTTTGTGGTATGCTGGATATATAGTTTAAAATTCTTATGAAAATTTTTAGAGCACTATCAAAACTCTACAACTACTTGACAAAAGAAGAATCCTCAGTAGAATATGAAGAACCTCAAGTTCACAAAGAACCTGAAACCCAAATTATTGAGGACGAAGAAATCTTGGAATCAACAATTGAAAACTGTTATGTATCTGATGTGCGCGATTGGGCTATAAAAAAGATTGAACTTCTTCACGAAGCAGATCGTCATAGAAATGCAAAAGCACTTCTTGCTGAGTTTGCCGAATGGATTAATATTCCAGAAGGTACTGAAGAACTGGATTATCTTTGTATAGAAGATAATGAGTGGACTGATGAGAAAGAAGTGGATGTGAGGAAACCGAACCCTTGACAAAACCTAAATAACCTCATATAATGCAAAGGAACCCACTCAAAAAGTGGGTTTTGTCATAATGAGTCTGTGACGTGACACTTAGAGCCGTGGAAGATGCCCTTCGAGAGAGGTGGTATACCCCTCTTCTATACGGATGCCGAATTCTATTAAACTAAATGCAACAATTTTTTACTGTATCCTTTCCCCTTCTGGCGATGGTTACAACCAGCACAGTAACACTGCCCCAAGTGTTTCCTCCTCCCCCCGTGAATGGTCCGCCACCATTCTCTATTATTCGAGAGGAACCTACACCAAAGACAGCGACCAGAGAGGTTGCTCCAGTTAAACCAAAAGAAAAAAGACTGATTTGTAAAGGATGCAATACTAATGAGTCCCGTACTCTGGAATTCTTACAGAAACGAGGAATCACTGACAAAAACGCCCTAGCTACCATTATGGGCAATATCCGACAAGAGTCTACCTTCACACCTAATGTATGTGAGGGTGGTGCTAGAGTGTCTTATAGTGCTTGTAGGAGTGGTGGTTTTGGAATTATACAATGGACTAATGCTCCAAGGTATAATGGATTAGGGAATCATGCTGCCCGTACTGGTGGTGACCCATCAACTCTTGATACTCAATTGCAATATATGATGTATGAAGGTGATTGGAAGATGATTGAGAACCAAATGAAAACTCCTGGTAAGTCCATTACTGATTATATGAGACTTGCTAGAAAGTGGATTCGTTGGGGGCATCACGGCGCCCGAACTGATTATGCTTATAACTATGCAAATAAGATGGTTCTTACTGAAGTCTAAAAACACATACAATAGAATAAATATTGGGGATTGTTACATTTCCCCTTTTTTATGTTTAATTTTAATTTTGGAAAGAAGAAACCAAGTATAAAACAATATGCAATCATAGGAATTGTATTATCTTCCACAATTGCAATACTCTCACAGTGCTCTAGCATACCTAGCGATCAAC